TATAGTTACTAAAATAAATTAAAAAAGTTTATATATTAATATGAAAGTTAAGTTAAGCATACCAACAACGTTAAATGAAATCACTCTAGGGCAATACCAAGAGTTTGACAAATTAGATTTAACAAAGGAAGCAGAGGTACAATCTAAGATGATTGAGATATTTTGTAAAGTACCTGTTGAGGTTGTACGTTCAATGAAAGCAAAAGACATAAACGATATTTGTCTTATTATTAATAATATGTTTGACACAGAACACCAACTTATAAATAGGTTTCAAATGAATGGCAAAGATTACGGATTTATACCAGACTTAGAAAATATGAGTTTTGGTGAGTACGTGGACTTAGATACATTTATGGGAGATAACGATAACCTACATAGAGCGATGAACGTTCTATATAGACCTATTGATTTAAAGCAAGGACAAAGATACACGCTTAAAGAATACGACCCAGACACAAACGAAGAAGCTAAGAACTATCCTTTAGATGCGTGCTTTGGTGCAATGGTTTTTTTTTTCAATTTAGGCAGAGACTTATCGACAGTTATTCTGAACTCTTCGAGCAAACAGAACGAGGAGAGCTTAGTGCAGTTTCTGGCTTCACAACCAAATGGGGATGGTACAATTCAATCTATGCAATCGCTGACGGAGATATTACGAGATTTGAAGATATCACTAAACTAAACGTACACGAATGCTTGACGTACTTAACATATACAAAAGAGAAAAACGAAATAGAAGCAAGAAATATTAAAAGCAAATTCAAATGAGTTACACAGGAATAAGAGGTTACTATTTATTAACACAAGCAATTAAAGATGCTTTACTAGGTGGTATAAATGTAAACACAGTCACAGAGGGAGATTTGTTTGATATTGATTTGTCTAAGCAATCTATATTTCCATTATCGCATTTGATTATAAATACAGTTACAGCACAAGAGAGCGTTTTAAGATTTAACATATCTATACTATCAATGGATATAGTAGACGAAAGTAAAGAGCCTACAACGGATATATTTATAGGAAACAATAACGAACAAGACGTACTTAATACACAACTAGCGGTATTGAATAAGCTAGTCCAAGTTTTAAGGCGTGGCGATTTATATAATGACAAATACCAACTTGACGGTGACGCAAGTCTTGAACCATTTGTAGATAGGTTTGAAAATAAAGTAGCTGGTTGGACTGCAACGCTTGACATATTAGTAAACAATGACATTGAAATATGTTAGCAGACAAAGCCTTAAAAGAAGAATTAAATAAGTTCGCCAAGTACGTTATACAACAAAGCCGAAGCAACCTATCTAAAAGCAATAGGAACGACACTAAAGCACTTTATAACAGTTTAGGGTATGACATAGAGCTAACAACAAAAGGAGCTGAATTAGGTTTTAGTATGGAGCAATATGGCGAGTTTCAAGACAAAGGGGTCAGGGGTAAATCATCAAGTGCAAAAGCACCAAATAGTCCGTTTAAGTTTGGCAGTGGCACAGGAAAAAAAGGTGGTTTAACAAACAGCATTAATAAATGGGTTAAACGAAAAGGAATACAATTTAGAGATAAAAAATCTGGACGTTTTTTAAGTTATCAAAGTACAGCGTTTTTAATTTCAAGAAGTATATACCAAAAAGGAATTAAACCAAGTTTGTTTTTCACTAAGCCATTTGTAGCAGCTTTTAAAAGGTTGCCAGATGATTTAATTAAGGCGTATTCTTTAGGGTTGGAAAAAGATTTAATAAAATTAACAAAACGATAAAATGGCAAAAATTAATGTAAGAAGTCCTTACTATGTATATTATAATCTAAGCAAATTAGAAAGTGCTGAATTAAAGCTTTGGATATATACAGGAACGCAAACAACTTCAAGACCAGTAAACGCTACGTATGTGCTAAATGCAAATGCAGTAAACTTTACAGTCAATTTTGAAATAGCAGAACTTGTTAGAGATTATATGACTTACAATGCAGACGATTATGAAACAGAAATTGTGTGGGTTGATTATCAAATACGGAGAACTGTTAGTGGTGTATCTGGATTTTTACCTTTAGTTGAAAACAAAGCGTTTTACGGTTACGGATATTTTCAAGAGGGTGTTAATCCACAAAACGATAGTGGACTATTGCAGTCAAATTTAACAGTAGTTAAACTAGATGACGCACCAGTTGTTTTGCCTATTGACACAAGCAAAGTTAGTACTGTGCAATATTATTCAGAAAACCAAGAAGTTTACGAGGAGAATTTTGCACCTACAACAACGTCATCAACTCAAATACAATACGTTTCTAATACTGTAAACGGAACAGACGAATTTGCAGACAGGGTTTATAGAGATAACGGTACTTTTGAGAATAGCATTTGTTTACACGAATTTTTAGACACCAATATAACGTTTCCTGTTGATACTATTTACATTAATTCAACAGAGGGCGTATCGGTTGTTAAAGTGCAGAACATTACAGAGTGTAAATACGACCCTTATAAATTAAGCTTTATAAATAAGTTTGGAGCGTTACAAAACCTTTGGTTCTTTAAGCGAAGCAATAAACAACTATCTACTAAAGCAGAGGACTTTAAAAGAAACACACTTGTAGCAAATAGTTATGATGTATATAAGCACCAACAGAAAAACCTATATAAAATGGGTAACGAAAAAATGGACTTAAATACAGGGTTTTATCCAGAAGAGTACAACGAAGTGTTTAAACAAATGCAATTAAGCGAGGACTGCTGGATAGAAATAGACAACGTTGTTTTGCCTGTTAATGTTAGCGATAGTAGTTTCAGTTATAAAACAAGTCTAAACGATAAACTTATTAATTACAATATAAAAATAGATTTTGCTTTTGACACTATAAACAATATTAGATAAATGCAGATAATAGACTTATATATTAGAGAGGGCAGAAAATTTAATAGTGTTGGTTACTTTCCTACATCAACAAGGCTTGTCGATACATCAACAGATTTTACAACAGGTGATTTTAAAGTAGGTCAATTAATACTTAACCTTGACAGTGGGGTTGTAGGTTCTATAACTGCAATAGCACCAAGCGGTGATGATACACTAGATATTGATGGTGGCAATTTTAGCGGAAGCAATCAAAGGTATCAAATTTATGATGACTTTACAAAGCTAGAATTATTCAAAGATGAAAGCGTTTCAATTACAGATACTATACAAAATGTAAAAGACCCAGCTAAGATATTTGCACCTTTTAGCCAACAGTTTAGCGTACCAGCATCTAAGCACAACAATAAATTCTTTAAACATTATTATAATAGTGAAATTGAAAATAGTTTTGATGCTAGATTTCAAGGAGATGGACTTATTCAATTAAATGGCGTAAACTATAAAATAGGTAAATTACGTTTAACTTCGGTTGATTTAAAAAACAACGTAGCCTATTCTTATAAATTAGTATTCACAGGTGAAACGGTTGAGTTTAAACAAATACTAGCAGAGAATGAATTAAGTTCTTTAACGTACCCAGAGAGTTTAAATTTTGAATATACAAGCGATTTTGTTAAAAGTAAATTACAAGGAACTGCTGAGGGTGACGACATAATATTTCCACTAATAACGCATAGTAAAAATATGCGATTTAATTATGCTAACAATGGTGGATATAGAGATGCTATAACAGGCACAAAATTAAATTATGCAGATTTAAAACCAGCTTTAAAAACTAAGGTTATAATTGATGCAATACAAACTACATACCCACAAATTGTATTTAGCCAACAGTTTTTTAATAGTACAGTTTTTAAAAAATTGTATATGTGGCTTCACAGAGAAGAGGGGTATTTATCAAATGCAGATGAGGGAGGTAGTACTCAACAAATAAGCACTAAATTTTACACACAGTTTACAGGCACATCAGCAGCTAATTATGATTTTGTCAGCGGAGATGAATTAAGAACAGCTGCGTGTTTTCATATTGGAACTGGTTTTTTTGTTCAGAAATGGGGTTATATATTTACTTTAAATGTAACAGTGCCTGACCAAGCAACAACTTACAACGTTCAAATGTTAAGAGCTTCGGATAACTCTACTTTATTTGATTATGACGGAACTGGAAACCAAACTTTTACATACGAGTTTTCAAGAGATAATTATGGAGAAAATGACATTGACGTCTTTATAAATATAAACGGTGAAAATACTTTAGGTTTAAGCCAAACCTTAACAGTTCAAAAAGGTTATAGAATTCTTAACTCAAATTTCAGTGTTCAAGCAACTGGTAACTACGAAAGATTAGCTCCACCCTCTGTAAACACTATTGTTATAGCTAATCAAATGCCTAAAATGAAAATATTTGATTTTCTTAAAAATATCTTTACGATGTTTAATTTGACTGCATATAAAGAGGACGGTATTATAACGGTATTACCTTTAGACGATTACTATAACGCTGGTAAAGTTTACGATATTACTGAATACGTAGATACTACTAAGTCTAAAATTTCAAAGTTATTGCAGTTTAAAAATATGATATTTAACTTTAAAAGCAAAAAGTCTTATTTGGTTCAATATGCAGAGGAGTTGCAGGGCAATATATTTGCTCACGAAAGTTATGGTAATGACGAGTTTGACGGTGGCGATTACAAAGTCGAAGTTGGTTTTGAGAAAATGATGTACGAAAGGTTGTCTGACGAGATAACAGGCGATTTAACTACTATCGTTCAGGGTGCTATGTTAGATAAAAAGTTTGAACCAACAATAGGCTCTCCTTTATTATTTTATTCCTTTAGTACAACAACAGTTTACCCAATAGCATTTGAAAACCCAGACGGCACTGACGTTGCGATAAACCCTTATTTAAGACCATCTAACTCTATATCGAATATTACAACAGGCTTTATAAGTCAAACATTAAATTTTGGTATTGAAGTTGATGAGTACACACTAGGTACTGGCAGTTCAGCACAACAAAACCAGTCAAATGATTTATTTACTAAGTATTACAGAAATTATGTAGCTAATCTATTTGCTAGAAATTCCAGAAAAACAAGCGTGTCTGCTTATTTGCCATTAAGTGTCATTTTAAAATATAGACTAAATGATATATTTGTTATAGGCACAACAGAGTATAGAATAAACTCTATAAAAACAAACTTACTCACAAATAAAAGTGACTTAGAGTTATACAATTTAAACGTAAATACATCGCAGAGTTTAAGTGGACAAAGTCAAAACTTACAAAGGGTTGAGAATTTAGAAACGACTAACAAAACAAATAGCTCTGTTTCTTTACAATGGAGTTCTTTACAATCTAATTTAAATTTTTTACGTTATGATATATACCAAGACGATGAGTTTAAAGGAACGGTTCAAACTACAACATCTGCTACATTTATTTCATTAGACAGTGATACAACATATAAGTTCTCAATAAGAGCGATTTACGATGTAGATGGCATAGAAGCTGGAGCATTTGACACAGATTTATTTGAAACAACATTATGATAAAATTAATAATAGAGAGTTTAAAATACGCAAACGGAGAAACTGAAAACTTGCGAATAGCACAAGGTAAGTACAAACTACCTACAACAATTAAAGAGGGTTACAAAGCGTTAAAACAAGAATTACAATGGCAAAAGTAGAAAAAACAGTTATTTTAAACGTTGATAGTAAAAAAGCTACAAAGGGTTTAAAAGATTTAGAGAAAGGTATTGACGGAGTAAATAAAGAGGTTAAAGAAACTGCCGCATCTACTGAAGCGATAGGAGGCACTCTTGACCAAGTTACAGGGGGTGCAGTTACTAAATTCACAAAATTTAAAAAAACATTAACAGGTGTAACAGGTGGATTTAAAACTATGCGATTAGCGATAATATCAACTGGCTTAGGTGCGTTGGTTGTTGTTATTGGTTCTTTAATAGCAGCGTTTAAAGGTAGTGAAGAGGGACAGAATAAGTTTGCGAAAATAATGTCTGTCATAGGTGCTTTAACAGGCAACTTAGTTGACTTACTAGCAGACTTTGGGGAGGGTATTATAAACGCTTTTGAAAACCCTAAACAAGCGATAACAGACTTCGCTAATTTAATCAAAGATAATATAGTCACTAGGTTTGAGGGGTTAATTAATTTAATACCGAATTTAGGTCGTGCTGTTGAGCAATTATTTAAAGGTAATTTTAAAGAAGCTGGTAAGATTGCAGCAGATAGTGTTGGAAAGGTTGTTTTAGGGGTTGATAGTATAACGGACACTGTTAAAAATGCAACAAATTCCTTAAAAGAATTTACAGCTGAACAAATAAGAGAAGGTAAAGCTGCTGCTGCTGTTGCAGATATGAGAGCAAAAGCAGATAAAATAGAGCGTAATTTAATTGTACAGCGTTCAAAATTAGAAAGTGAAATAGCACAATTAAGACTAAAATCAAGACAAGAAGAACAATTTTCAGCAGAAGAAAGAAAACAGGCTTTATTAGATGCTCAAAAATTAGAAGATACTTTATTAGATAAAGAAACTCAATTTCTAGAACTAAGGCGAGATGCTCAAATTCAAGAAAACACATTTAGTAGAAGTAATAAAGAAAATTTAACAAAAGAAGCTGAAGCTATTGCGGCTGTAAATAGACAGGTTGCTGCTAGGGCAAACGCAGCTCGTCAAGTTCAAAGGGAGGTTAATACTATAAGTAAACAAATTGAAGCACAAAACAAAGCAGATGCAGCAGAAGAAAAAGCCAATATAAAAAAATTATCTGATTTAAAGAAAACATTAAGAGATGCGGAAGCGGTATCTGAACAAGAAAAAAGAGAACTAGAGCTAATTAAAATTCAAGAACATTATGATAATTTAATTGCACAAGCTAACGAAAACAATATAAAGACTGATGAGTTAGAAGCAGCAAGAGATGAAGCCAAAAAATTAAAACAAAAAGAATTTGATGTAAAAGATGCTGAAAGAAAACAAAAGAAATTAGATGATGAAAAAGCAGTGGCAGACGCTTCGGTTCAAATCACAAAAGCAGAAGCCGATGCTAAACAAAAGGCACTAAATAGCTATGCTGGTGCTTTGAGTAGTATTTCTGGGGTTATAGGTCAAGAAACGAAAGCTGGTAAAGCTTTGGCTATTGCATCTTCTTTAGTTAATACTTACGCTGCTATTTCTGGACAATTAAAGGCGTTTTCTGGTGTTCCTGTTCCGGGATATGCTATTGCACAAGCTATTGCAACTGGTGTAGTTGGTTTTGCAAATGTTAAAAAAATAGCAAGTGTTAAAATACCTAAGACTAGCGGTGGGGGTAGCGGTGTTAGTGGTTCTGCTCCAAGTGGCGGTGCTGCTCCAGCTCCCCCAAGTTTTAATGTAGTCGGTGCAAGTGAAACAAGTGTTTTAGCAGATACAGTCGCAGAGCAAACAAACGAACCAGTACAGGCTTATGTAGTTTCTAACGATGTGACTACCGCACAAAGTTTAGAAAACAATATTGTTGAGGGTGCAACTTTATAAAAAACAAAAATAAATAAATTTAATTATATATTATTATGAGAATAGTCGAATTAATATTAGACGAGGAAAGCGAACTAGGAATAGAAGCAATAAGCGTAGTTGAAAACCCAGCTATTGAAGAAGATTTTGTGGCGTTAAAAAGCCAAGAGTTTAAACTTGCAGAAATTGACGGAGAGCGTAGAATATTAATGGGTGCTTTGTTAATACCAAATAAGCCTATTTACAGACGTAATGGCGAAGATGAGTACTATATATATTTTTCAAAAGATACTGTCTTAAAAGCCTCTCAAATGTATTTGATGAATAGCAAACAAAACAACTCAACACTAGAACACCAACACCAATTAGAGGGTTTAAGTTTAGTTGAAAGTTGGATAGTTGAAGATAAGGTACACGATAAAAGCGTTAAGTACGGAATGGATTTACCTTTGGGTTCTTGGGTTGGTTCTGTAAAAGTAAACAACGACCAAATATGGAATGAGTTTGTAAAGACTGGCAAAGTAAAAGGGTTTAGCATAGAGGGTTATTTTGCTGACAAAATGGAACGCCCAAACGACCAAACAATAAAAGACGAATTAGCACAAATAGAAGAAGAAGAAGCTGAATACTTACTAGCCGAAATAAAAGCTATTATAAAAAATGATAAGCGTGTTAAGGGTGGTAAGAAAATGGTTTTAGAGAGTTATTCTGATTACCCAAGTTCAGTGAGTAACAACGCAAAAAGAGGTTTAAAATTTAACGAAGCGGTTAATAATAAATGTGCTACACAAGTTGGCAAAGTAAGAGCACAGCAATTAGCACAAGGGAAACCAATCAGCAAAGAAACGATAAAAAGAATGTACTCTTATTTGTCAAGAGCAGAGGCGTATTACAAGCCAGAAGATAAGGAAGCTTGTGGAACTATCTCGTTTTTATTATGGGGTGGTAAATCGGCTAAAACGTGGGCAGAGGCTAAACTTAAACAACTAGAAAATGATTAAGTGGTCTAAGTATTTTACACCAAGCAAAACAAGTCCTAGAAACGGTCGTAGAGGTTGTTTGTGTAGGGATAGAGATGCTTATTCTATTGAATGTTGTAATGGGGATATAATTGCACAAGGTATTGGCTCAATGTCTAAAAACGAAAACTTTATACTTTTAGAAAACGGAGATTTTTTGCTTCAAGAAAATAACTTTAAAATAGAGAAATAATGGCAAACGCTAAAATAAGTGCATTACCAATAGCAACGGAATTACAAGGCAGTGAATTGTTTGCAGTGGTTCAAGGTGGAGAAACAAAACAAACTACATTAAATGATATTGACAATTATTTAATACCTACTACTTTGGTTGTATTAGCAGATACAGTTGTTAGTCTAAATGATATTTCTTACCAAGATGTTTCTTTAATTCGCTTAACGTGGAGCGGAGCTAATGGCACAATGGTTTTAAATTTACCAAACGCAACCGATAACACAAACAGAGTTTTAAGGTTTTTGTCAAACGGTGGTTTTCAAACTTCTACAAGGGTAGAATTAACACCAATTAGCGGAGAAACATTAGACGGAACAACAAGTCCTTATATTATAAATAAAGAATACGAGGGCATTCAATTATGGAGTGACGGTATAGAATGGTTCATAGTTCAGAAAAAAGCATAACGAAAATACAAATTAAATTAATCTAAATTATATATAAGTATGAAATCAAACAACGTGATAGAAAAAATCAAAGACGTTCTAAACCTTAACGAAGAAGTTAAACTAGAACAAGCTAAACTAGACAACGGTACAGTCATTGAGGCTGATGCGTTTGAAAGTGGAAACGAAGTTTTTATCGTTACAGAAGATGAGAAAGTTGCTTTGCCTATTGGCGAGTACGCATTGGAAGATGGTAAAATATTAGTAGTTGCCGAAGAAGGTCTTATTTCTGAAATCAAAGAAGCTGAAGCTGAAGAAGAAACCGAAGAAGAGGTTGAAGAGGTTGAAGCAAAAGAAGAAGAAAAAGAAGAAATGGGGTATGCTACTAAAGAAGAACTAGCAGAGGTTAAAGATATGATTGAAGAAATCAAAGCAATGCTAGAACCAAAAGAGGATTTAAGTTCTGATGACTTAGGCAACCTATTAACAGAAGAATTAGCTAAACACGAAAAAGTGGAGCTAAACGAAATTCCTGTTGAAGTACAAGCTGAATTAAACGAGCCAAGTGCCGAGCCTATTGTATCAAATCCAGAAGTAAATAAAACTATCTCGAAATTTAGTGTTTCTAAAAACAGAAAAAGCACCACTATTGACCGAGTAATGTCAAGACTAAATAATTAATAACAACTAAAAACTAAATAAAATGAGTGTATCATTAACAACAACTTATGCTGGAGAATTTAGTGGCAAGTATATCGCTGCTGCTTTACTATCTGCTGACACTTTGGATAAAGGTTTAATCACCGTTATGCCAAACGTAAAATTTAAATCTGTAATTCAGAAAGCATCAACAGATGACATCGTAAAAGATGCAACTTGTGATTTTCAAACAGATGCTGGAACGCTAACTTTAACAGAAGCTATCCTACAACCAGAAGAATTTCAAGTAAACCTTGATATTTGTAAGAAAACATTACACTCTTCTTGGGAAGCTGAACAAATGGGATATTCTGCATTTGACAACTTAGCTCCAAACTTTGCTGATTTCGTATTGGCTCACGTTGCTGCAAAAGTAGCTGACAGAACTGAAAAAAATATCTGGTCTGGTTCAACTGCAACTAGCGGACAGTTTGACGGATTTGCAACTTTATTAGATGCTGACGGAGATTTACCAGCTGGACAAGATTTAACAGGTGCTGCAATTACAGCCGCTAACGTTATTGCTGAGCTAGGAGCTGTGGCAGACGCTATTCCAACTGCTGTATATGGTTCAGAAGATTTATATATCTATGCTGCATCTGATGTAATTCGTGCTTACACAAGAGCTTTAGGAGGTTTCCAATCTGGTGGCGAGGGTGCTAACGGTTACGAAAACAAAGGAAACAACCAAGCATTAGGTTCTTTATTCTTTGACGGAATTCCTGTTGTACCAGCAAGAGGTGCTGCAAACGGAACTATTATCGCTGCTGAAAAATCAAATTTATTCTTTGGAACTGGTCTATTAAATGACCTGAACGAAGTACGAGTTTTAGACCTCGCAGAAATAAATGGCTCAATGAATGTTCGTGTAGTAATGAGATTTACTGCTGGTGTACAATATGCACAAGTAACAGACATCGTTTACAGAAAAACTGTATAATAATTAACTAATCAAATTTAAAAGGGTGGGTAAGATAACTCGCCCTTTTTTATTTAAAAAACTTTAAAAATATGGGATGCTTAATAACTAGCGGACGTAAAGTACCTTGTAAATCGGCAGTAGGTGGAATTAAAACTATCTACTTTGCGGATTACGGAACTTTAGGGGATGCAACAATCGTATCTGGAGAAATTACAGGTGTTTCTGGAACTCCAACGTGGTTTCAGTTTGACGTAAAAGGAAATAGTTCAATGGAAACTGCTATCACAAGCAGTAGAGAAAACGGAACGACTTTCTACGATACTACACTTAATATGACTTTGACATTTCAAGACAAAGCCACACAAGAAGAACTTAAATTAATCGCTCACGCAAGACCTCACGTTGCGGTTGAAGATTATAACGGAAATTTCTTTTTAGTAGGACTTGAAAATGGTGGCGATGTAAACGGTGGGACTATCGTTACAGGTGCTGCAATGGGAGATTTAACAGGCTATACTTTAACGGTGAATGCACAAGAAACTGCACCGCCTTACTTTGTAACATCAACTGTTATCACTGATGATGCTTCAGCGGTTCAAATTGACCCAACAGCATAATTAGTAATTTTACTTGTAAATTAGGGTTATCTTAACGGATAGCCCTTTTTTTATGCTTTATTTTTAGCCTCCAACAGGTAAGAACAAAAGAAAAATTAAAAAAAACTTGTTAATTATTTGTTTATAACAATAAAAGTATTGTATATTTGTAGTGTCAATAAGACATAACAATTAAAACAAACAAAATGAAAAATTACGTTAGCTTAACAAACAAATTAATAAAGGAAAGAAGTTTAGACTATTCGCCTGAATTATTCTCTGAAATATTAAAAGAAGTTAAAAACACACCAAAGTATGTAAAACTTGTTGAGGAAAGCTACAAAAAATTAGAAAAAAATCAACCTAAAGAAAATAATTATTTAGTTTCTTTTATGAGCAACCACCTTACAACAGATAATAGATTAAAGTAAACAAATGGGGGGTGTAAAAACCCCCTTATAAAACAATAACAAAAAAAACATTATGAAAACTATTAAAATTACAAAATTAGAAAATGAATTATTAAATGAAATTATGCTAGGGGAAAATGATGGTGTAGGAATGGGCTACGGAGAGTATGACGGAGTTAACGCCTCTAGTCAAGAAAAAGGTGTTTTAGGCTCATTAATAAAAAAAGGTCTTGTTTATGATAGCCAAGAAGATAATGTTAATGAGTTTGATTACGAGCCTATGTATTGCACAAGTTTGTGGGATAAAAAAATATTAGGTCTTAAAATTATATTACAAGGAATTTATGACCCTCAAAGCATACTAGGAACAGTTTAGTAATAACTCTAAACAACTAACTACACACCCTTATAGAAATATGAGGGTTTTTTTATTATACAATACAAAATATTTGTTTTTTATTTATATATTAATATGAAGTTAATAACCACAAGCGGAAACAAAACCTTTAAAATAATTCCTAGAGAATTTACGGTTGGCACTTTGAACTTGAAACTAACAAGTGAAAGTACAAATAAAAGTATTACAGTTAATGCTACTTCAGTAATTGATGGTAATTATATTTCTTTTGATGCAGTTTTTGGTACTTTAACTGAAAGCGATTTTTATATTTTAGAGGTTAGTTATACAAACAATATAATTTATAAAGATAAGATTTTTTGCACAGACCAAGCAATTAACCAAAGTAATGATGAATATTACAGCGTTAATAAAGACAAGTATATAAGTGAAGAAAGTTCGGATAACGAATTTATAATAATATAAATATGAACGATTTAAGAATAGTAAATTTAAGTACTTACACAACACCAGAAATTGTTGAGAAATCAAACAAAGAGTGGGTTTCTTATGGTGAAAATAATAATTACTTTAAGTATTTAATTGACCGTTACAATGGTAGTCCAACAAATAACGCTATTATAAACGGTATTAGTGAGATGATTTACGGACGTGGACTAGATGCTTTAAATTCAAATAAAAAGCCAGAGCAATACGCTAAAATGATTTCTTTGTTCCATAAAGATATGGTGCGTAAATTATGCTATGACCTTAAATTAATGGGTCAATGTTCTATGCAAATTATTTATAGTAAAGACCGCAAAACTATTGCACAAGTTGAGCATATACCAGTTGAAAATTTAAGAGCTGAAAAATGCAATGAAAAAGGACAAATTGAAGCGTATTACTATGCTGATGATTGGAGCAAGGTTAAAAACGTAGGTCACACAACTAGAATACCAGCATTTGGTTGTAGTACTGAAAACATAGAAATTATATATGTAAAGCCTTACAGAGCTGGTTATAAATATTATTCTAGTCCAGATTATCAAGGCATTTTAAATTGGTGTGAAACAGAGGAACAGGTATCAATATACCACCTCAACAATACCGTTAATTCTTTCAGTCCTAATACTTTAATCCAGTTTAATAACGGAACACCAAACGCTGAGGAACGTCAAGCAATGGAAAATCGCATAACTGAAAAATTTACTGGAACGTCTGGCTCTAAATTTATTTTAGCATTTAATGATAATCCAGAAAGTGCGGCAACTGTTGAAACATTACAAATAAGTGAGGCACACAATACCTATCAATATGTTAGTGATGAATGTACAAAAAAAATAATGGTAGGTCATAGGGTTGTTAGTCCTATGCTTTTGGGAATTAAAGATAGTACAGGATTAGGTAATAATGCAGACGAATTAAAGACTGCATCTACTTTAATGGATAACACCGTTATAAGACCGTTTCAGATGCTTTTAATTGATGCCTTTGATAGTATATTAGCTTACAACCAAATGAGCCTTAAATTATACTTTAAAACGCTTCAACCGTTAGAATTTACAGACTTAGAAAACGTTGAGGACGCAGAAACAAGAGAAGAAGAAACAGGGGTTAAACTTAGCCAAGAATTACCAGATGAATTAGGTAGTGATATTGCTGATGAATTAATCGACTTAGGACAAGATGAAAGCGAATTATTAGCTGAATATGACTTAGTAGATGAAAGCGAGGTTGATTATGAATTAAATGATGAACTAGACGAAGTTATTACAGACTTAAACACCGAACCAGAACAAGAAGAAACAACGCTATCTAAAATATGGAATTTTGTAAGCACAGGCACTGCTAAGCCAAACGCAAAAAGCACACAAGACGGTAAGTCTAAACAAGAAAGTCAAAAGGGTGTGCAGTTTTTAGTACGTTATTCTTATGCACCAGAAAAGGCTGGGTCAAATAGCAGACAGTTTTGTTATAAAATGGTAGGTGCTAAAAAAGTTTACCGTAAAGAAGATATAGTTGCAATGGGAAATAAAGCTGTTAACGCTGGTTTTGGTAAAGGTGGTTCAGATACCTATTCTATATGGCTTTGGAAAGGCGGAGCGAGGTGTAATCATAAATGGTTCAGAAAAACATACCAGATTAAAAACGGAGAAAAAAGCCAAATAACAAGCGGTCAAGCTAAAAGTAAAGGTTTTAAATTTCCTAAGAACGCTCAAAAAGTACCAGTAGCACCAAAGGATATGAAGTATAAAGGTTATACTGCTGAATATTGGAACAAAATGAAATTCAAAAACTAAATGGCAACAGCATTATTTATATCAAGAACTGATTTAGTACGCAATTCTATATTAGACGGAAACGTTGATACAGATAAATTTATTCAGTTTATTAAACTAGGTCAAGAAATTGACATACAAAACTTACTAGGAACTGATTTATACAACCGAATAAGTACAGACATTGAAAATAGTACTTTAACAGGTGATTATTTAGCACTTGTACAAGATTATGTACAACCAACTTTAATATGGTTCGCACAAGTTAATTATATACCATTTGCAGCCTATCAAATTAAAAATGGTGGCGTATTTAAACATTCAAGCGAAACAGCAGAAAACGTAAATAAAAACGAAGTTGATTATTTAGTTGGCAAAGCAAGAGAATACGCTAATTATTACAGTACAAGATTAGTTGATTATTTATGTTTTAATCAATCTAAGTTTCCAGAATACACAAGCAACACAAATGACGATATAAGTCCAGACACAGATACTGTTTTTAACGGTTGGGTTTTATGAAATATAAAGTAAAGAAAAAAAACTTAAATAAGTTAATGTCTTATTTAAAGAAACAAAACAAACCCTTAATAAAGGACAAAACTAAATGATTAATAACGTTTTAAAAGCTAAAACAAGAGAATACACTAGCAGAGGTTTAACAACCGAAAAAATATCTGTTACGTGGAGGCACTACATAAGTGGTATTTCTACTTACACGCTTTTTGGCACAGGTGCAACTACCGTGTTTCCGTATGCTTATGGCGGAATTGGAGTTCCTTATGATGCTTATTTTAGTCAATTTCAATTGTCATCAATGCCTTACTCAACAAGACAGTTTCCGAATGGCAGCTCTTTGACTTTAAGCGTTTATGTAGATAATGTTTTAAAAGGTAGTCAAACAAGTACTTACGGCAATAATGTTAGAGAAGTAGTGATTTTAGATTTTGGTAGGTCAATAGAAATAAACAGAGGTCAAGTGGTAACGCTAAGACTACAAGTAAACGGACAGTGGTGGTATTGTAC